TGACGATTCTTTGTATCCTGACGACGAAGATCTGGTACAGGAATATGATCAGTCAGTAGACTTGTATCAGCATATCTTTGTGAGAATTCTTGAAATGTAAAACTCCTATGTCGCAAAACTTGAGCTGCTATACCACGAGTAGTTTCAATCTCAAGAGTCATAGTAGACTGTTCAAACACAGACCAATGATTATGCTTAATACAATAAGCAAGCAACTTGGAATAGTTTTGGTTGTCTTGATTCGCAGGATTAGAAACTCTAGCAATATATGCCATTGTTTTTTCTGCATCTGGAGTCACCGAAATAAGTTTAACTTTCTGAGTCATCCTGTTCTCCTTTCATGTGTTTAAACTTGAGTGCCTTTTGAGCAATCTTTTTTGCTTTTCTCATGTACTTAAGTTCTTGTTCATCATACAACCAAGGTTGCTTCAAGGCAACCTTAGAGAGTTTTATGGTGTCTTGAAACTTCATCAGTACACCTCATCATAGTCTTCAGTAAAAGGAGTTGCCTTGGCATTTTCCTCTTGGAATTCCTCTATTGTAAGTTGCTTAGGAGGTCCTTCTATTTCATGTCTTAAAGACTGAACTAGGAGTTCCATGTTTCTAACAATCATTCTAACTTTTTCTCTATCCATAAAACTGTATAGTCTCAACCAATTTTACACAAAAAAAGGGGAGAAGTCAATCCCCCCTTGATTTTATTTCATTGCCATTGCAAGTTTTGCTTGGTGCTTGCGATTTTCTTTTTCTTTTTGTTTCTTGATTAAAACAAGTTGCCAGTTATTTTTAGTCTTCATTTTTTCTCAACCTCCTTAACAAACTTTACTCCACGATACTGGGCATCATATTGTTGAGGTTGTTGTTGTGCTTGCTCTTGCTTACGCACTTCTGTGTCATAAGGGACACCACGATATACTACTTGTGACATTAGATTGCTCCTTTACTTGTGGTAAATTTGCGTTCCTTCGGTGTATCCTACTTCCGTTTGCTATTTGCAAATAGCAAATGAACGTGTTTTATCTATAAGAATAATTTTGTAAAATCTGATACAGTTTTAATCTCTTTGTCTCCAATCTTCTGGTTTGTCTCTACCATCAGTAAAGAAATCCACAATCTCATCTACACTATTGAATCTACTGAAACCAAATCTTTCGTTCCCTGTACCACCAATGTCAAGTTGATTCAAAAAATCATCCATATCTCCTTCTTGCATTGTAGGATTTTCTGCTGTTCTTCTTGCTTGCCTGAGCATTGTGCCAGCAGTCCTATTTACTTTTGCAAGTTTCTCTGCCCAAATCATGTCTTCCAAACTTACTTCTTCATGTTGTGAGATCTTTACACAGATTGCTTCTAAGCGTAGTCGATACTGGGTAGAGAGCATATGTAGTCTCCATATAGGGTTATTTAGCATTTACCTTTCAATGTAACTCAAGGTGTGGCTTTGAGCATAGAGTTGTTGGATGATAATATCACATCCGATTTTAGGATTACAATCCCCACATGTATAAACATCCACTGCTGCTTTTCCTTCTTCAGGCCAAGTGTGGATACTAATGTGACTCTCAGATAATAAACAGATTACAGTGACTCCTTGTGGTTCAAATTTTTTAGAAATAGTTTGAACCACAGTAGCCCCACTAGCAGATGCTGCATTCTCTAGCAAATCTATAAGACATCTTTCATCATCTAAAAGAACAAACGAGCAACCATATAAGTTTAAAAGATAATGTTTGCCCATATCACTTTTTCTTTTTGCTAGTGGTTGCCCCCCAAATTTTGGGATTTACTCTTCCTTCTGTTTGCTTAAAACTAATTAGATCTTCTCTGTATTTGTCCCAGTAGTGATCAAAGATATCTACTTTTCTATTTGCTATGACAATATCATAATTGTATTGGTCATCATCATAGTACTTTACAATGTAAGCAGTATATGGCAATGACCTATCATTAGCAAGTGCTGGGTCGCAGTTTTTGTGAATAATTTTTACTGTCAATTCCTGTTGCCCCCACCTTATGATGAGAAAGTAATCTCAGGAAATGCATCTTGCACTACTGCTTTAGTAATTTTAAATCTTTTGTGAACTTGTTTGTCCTTCATAAGACAAACAAGTTCTGCCTCAGAAGCATGAAGTGCTTCTAGCAATTGAATAAACATTATTTCTTTTTTCATTTTGGTGGTGTTAGTAACACCCTGAACAAAATGATTGAACTTCTGCCATTCATGAATTAATTTTGAATGCTCTGTTCCAACAGGAGCATCATTTGGAGTGTAAGGTACATCTCCTTCTGGAAGATCTGACTTTACGTTCTCCTCAAAATTCCAGATAAGAACTGCTCTTAGAGCAGGTGAATCATAGTGTCTTAAAATTTCTATCTTTTCGTCTCTTGTTTTAGAATTAGAAACTCTTTGAATAACTTCAGACACCAATTGATTTGGTGGCAATTTCATAAATTCATCTCCTTGTAATTAATCTTCAGGTTCTTCCTCCTCTAGATCTCCTTCAAATCTAAAGGCAATAATTTCATCAGGAATAACATTTCCATTTTCATCATACATTTCAGGATGTAACCTAGCAATTTGTTGAGACCAAGTATGCTCTCTATAAACCCATCCAACTAATCCTCCAACCACTAATGACATTAAAAAAAACATCACAGAAAAAACTAGGGTAACTGCTATCATTTTCCTACTCCTTATTGATTGTGCTTCCTTATATCCAAGGAAAAATTAAAGGAGATGGTTACATTCCTTGTAAAGAAGGAAACCATCTTTTCAAAATTAAATGAAAATGTTTTTGGTTTTGGTCTCCTCCTTCTTAAAATTAGTTCAACGCCCCTATTAATATCAGGGGCACTTGCATTATTTATGTCTGACATCAAAGAAGGTTTTGGTCAACAAGATACTGTACAGTATCTGAACAACCTCCAAGGTGCTTCTCTCCCATAATAACTTGTGGGAAAGTAGATCCTTGCCCAAACTCTGCATAAAATTCTTCTCTAGTAAAGTCTGTGCCAAGTTCATAGCATATGACAGGACATCCTTTCCTAACACTAAGATCAGAAAGAACTGTTTTAACTTTATCGCAATAGGGACAACCTTTTTTGCTGTAAACTGTGAAATTCATAACTTTAAATTCTTACTGGGTGTGGTCTACGTTTATCTGATTTTATAGCACATAACCATGCAGTTGTCACTGCAATATTATCTTCCCACCATCTAGTTTCAAGTCTAAACTCTTGGAATTTGATTGTAGTATTTCTAATAAATTGTGCTTTATCTTCTCTGGTATAATACCAGAAACTATTTTGATTCCAATAACTTACATGAGTTGGGTCTTGCCAAGCTCCCCTACCATCAGTAGAAGGAACATCAATAAATGCCCAACCCCCATCACAAAGAACTCTGTGGATCTCACTCATTATTTTAATGGGATCCTTTAAGTGTTCAAGAACATGACTAGCATTGATAACACCAACACTATTGTCTGGCAGTGGAATGCCCTCATTTAAATCACATGTTATATTCCCACCTTCTTGATCAATGGTAACATATCCTGGTCTTGGAAACAACCCTCCACCAAGATCAACTTTCATTAATCCATTTAGATCTGCATCTCTTTCTGCAAGAGCTTGCCCATAATAATGGAATAAATCAAATGTTTTAACTTGAATGTCATCAATTCTTTGAGTCTGTGTATTATTATTATCAGGAAGCCATCTATAATAATAAAGAATCTTTTCAATGAACTTAAACTTGGTATGTAAATAAGTTCTAATCATAAGATCATGATCATCACAAATATTTAAGTCAGGATTATGCCCACCAAGTTCATGGTATACAGATTTTCTCCATGCTCTAACATGGTCAGGAGCATACCAAATAATACCAACGCTATGACTGGTAGCAGGGAAACTATTAATCTTCATAAAAGTTTCTCCCCTAAATTCAACCCATTCATTGGTCCAACCATTGTCAGGGTTCCAGGGAATTTTATAAGCATCCCCTCTCATGTCATACTGAAGTTCTTCACTAAAAGCAAACCCAATCTCAGGATCTTGGAAAGCAGCATTTAGTTCTTCAAGGCAATCCAAAGTAAGAAGATCATCATGATCAACTTCTACAAGAATATCTCCCTGTCCTAGAAAGAATGCTTTGTTTTTAATAAATCCAACATTAGGATTTGTAATTCCAGTATGTAATTTTACTTGTGGATGGTCTTTGATTACTTGAGGAATGTCAGAAAGTCTACAATCTCCATTCAAATAAATGACCCACTCCCAGTTAGTATAAGTTTGATCCCTAATGGTCTCAAACAATTCTAATAGAAATGGAATATTTTTTTTACTATGCTCAGGAGTAATGATACTATACTTGTAATTAATCATATCAATCAAAAAAGAAAATATGGAATAGTCTTGAATCTTCTATGGTTGTACCAAAATATTCAGATGCTGCATGTATAGACTTTGCATCAAAGATAACCAGTCTATTAAAAATGTTCCCAACAACATCTACTAATTTGAATTTTGTTTTGTCATAAAATCCACCAGCAAATGCTTGATCTGAATTAGGATCAGACTCATGCCTTACCCCACTCTCATGAGCATAGAAAGAAGTGCCACATTGGTATGGAGCATTTGGTGTTAAGTATACCATCCCTGCCCAAGTTTGTCCATCCCAATGATAGACAAGAAGATCTTGTGGAGTGCAAAATTGAAACTTTCCACACATCCCATGGGAATCCCATTCTTTAATTTTGTGTCCCATTATATTTTCAATTTCTCTTTTAGTTCCAGGAACAAAATGCTGTTCAACAGTCCTTCTGCCTTTATACCAATGAGAACTATCCTCATATTCTTGCTGTAGAGCATACTCTCTTACTGCATGTGGGTCTGAATAGAAGTTATCAGCAACCCAAATCTTTTTATTGTAAGGACCAACAGTACTATTAGTTAAAAATCTCATGACTTAGGTAGGTTTGAAAGTGCAATATTTTTTAATTCTTCAATATAATTTCCTGTATCATAGTAACATGAGTTCTCAATCAAAAACATAAGCTCTGGGAAAGGATTCTTTCTTTCCTCAGTAAGTAGATAATTAGCCATACCTAGCATGGTAAGATAATCCCCTTGCTCTCCACAAATTTCACACAGTCTTACTAAATGCTCATTCCTTCTAGGACAAAACTTTCCTGCTCTATTGAAATACTCAATGGCATTTTCTGTATCCCCAAGGTATCTGTATGAATGTCCAATACAATACATTGCAAAGTATGCAAACTCATCAATTCTATCTGCAACTTTTGTTTCAAAATAGTTGTGAGTATAATTAACATACTCAAGGAAATAGTAAATTGATCTTCTAGCAAATTCTATCTGCTGTGAATGTTTAAGTGGGAATACTTCACATTTATAAGCATCAAAATAACTCTTACCCACATACCAAAAATGATATGTGTCTTCAAGCATTGTGTTTTCTCTGATCAATTTTTCTTCAAGCATCAAAGCATCAGTTACATACTTAGTTGGAGTTGCATAACTCTCACCTTCAGTAGTTCCAATGTGCCTGAAAGACAATGGAAGATTTACTCTTTGGAAATTCTCACCAATACCATCTATTTCAAGAGTGATAGTTTCATGCACAAGGTCATGATTGAATTTCCATGGCAATTTAGAATTCCAAATCCATGCTCTATAGTAAGTTAATCCTGGAGCAATAGATGGGACATGAAAACTTTGAATACTAGTGTCATTGAAGATTGACCAATCAAACTCATCATCAACTTCCATGTATTCATCACAGTCCATCTTCATGATCCAGTCACAACCATGATCTGCCTTTAGACAAGTTTGCAGAAGATGATCTCTATTCCATCCAAAACTAACCCATCCTTCTTCAACTTGATAAATGAATCCATTGACTTGATGTTCATTGCAAAAATCAGCTACAATTTGAGCAGTACCATCAGTAGATCCATTGTCCTGGAAAATAGCATAATCAATATATTTGTAGCAAGACTCCAACATTCTACGAATGTTTTTTGCTTCATTCTTGAACATTGTAATCAAGACAATTTTTGCCTGCTTATTCATGATGATCTCTTTTTAATAAGTTCTAAAATTTCTACATTAGTTTCTTGCTCTTTATATGGAGCATACAAAGCTCTTTTTCTTTTATCTACATTCTCAGGAGGATCAGTTAGGTAATAAAATGCTATACTTTTCCTATAAGTTCCTTCAGGGCAAGTTATAGGTTCTGGGAATCCATGCCAAGAATTTTGAGTAGTGTCAAAGATAACTGCTCTGTTAAAAACATTATCAATTACTTTTTCACATTTCTTAGGTTTGTTTGTTTGTTCATCATGTGACCAAAGTTCTAACCCACCACCCCAACTAGAATCCCAATCTTCTGTAAGATACAAAATAAGATTTAGTTTTCTTTGTAAATTTAATTTTGGATGTAAAGAGTAATCCAAGTGTACATTAAGTTTACCACCT